ATTTTGGAATAGTTGATTTCAGATAAGGCTTTATCATATGCTGCTTTATACTGAGGATTTTTCATCTTCTCCTCAATTTCTTTTTTAACAAGTCGTCTCTGTATACCAGCACCTTTTCCATATGCTTGACGGGCTACTTCATGCTTAGTTGCATCTTTCTTTGCTGACTTATTGAGTTTTTTTTCGGCATGTCGTTGTCCCCATTTCATTCCTAATTTACCAGAATGTTCTAAGTTGTTCATTTTGCACCCCCTTATTCAAAGGCATCTTTATTTACTTTATAAGCAATATAGGCATCCATAAGAGCAGAGACACTATCAATCTTTTGCTCATATCGTTTTTTCAGCAATTTACGATTACCATTTGTATCTTCTAGAGTAACACAGTTACCCATTGTAAATGACATTAGTTCCTGATCAAATATAAGCATTCGTTCTTCTGCTAAATTCTTAAGTTCACCCAATGGTACTGATTCAGTCTTGGCACCCTGGATTACTTTCTCAATTCCGTAAGGACCATTCTCTGTTTCCCATCGAGTAACAAATTCTTTAGCATTGTAAGGGTCAAATCCAAAACTTCGCACATCATAATCTTCATCAATAACAAACTGATCTAAGTCTTCATAGACCTCCATCATGTCTAGTACGGTCCCTTCTAAGACCATCAAACTTCCTTCATCTAAGAACTGGTTGTATTTACTTCTCATCGCTCCTGGAAGCTTCATAAGAGTTAATGACGTGATATAGCATCTAGTCTTAATCCCAAACTTACCACCAGCTAACGGAAACAAGAATGTGAATGCACAGAAGTCATCTCCCTGAGACATATCAGCTCCCATAGAACAAACCATCTTCCAGAAATTACGTTTCTTATGTGGCAAAGTTTCTTCATAAGTAAAGAAGTAGGTATAGCCTTCCATTGGGAGACCAAACCTCTTTGCTAAGATATCATTCCTAGAAGCAGGTGCTTTCTCTGCTCGTTCAACGTCTAATTGATAGACTTCATATGTAACAGTCTTGCCAAGATTAGGATTTGCCTTCTGCCAGGTTGATGGATCATTAATTTCTTTGACATCATCGAGTTTATACCACCAGATAGAAACATGTGGATTTATGTAGTCACCTCTAAGTATGTCCATTAGCTCCATTTTGATTGTATCTCCACTTCCGTTTCGAACAGTACCTTCTGAACTCGTTGCTACAATTAAGTAGTCATCAAGTTTAGATGCACCCTGCTCAATGGCACCAACAACATCCTCTCGAATGTCACCAGAGAGCCACTCATCAACAGTTGCTATCTTTGGTCGTAGTCCTTGTAGTTTATCAATGCTCATAGGTCGTACTTCTATTAGTGAGCCTGTAAGGAAGTTCTCAACACCCTTCTTAGTGGATGCTAACTTAATCCTGTTGGCTCTAGAGCCTGTTGTGTTCTGTAGAGAACCCTCGGTTAAGAATTGAAACAAAGGACCTCTTGATCTTGTAATGGCAGTTCGTATAGGAGACATAACTTCATCAGCCTGCTTCATGGTTGGAGCTGTAGTAATCTGATGAGTGGTTGTAGTATCAACATTATGAAAGTAAGATTGAATACATGAATCATATAATGATTTTGCAGCACCTCGGCCAACAATCAAATACTGTTTGTTAATCAATCGCTTCTTAATCATCTTACGTACATACTTACCACCATGGTTGTCTGGTGATGGTTCATAGATACTTCGTTCAACAAAATAGTACCATCCAAATACTGCTTCAGCCCATAGTTTGAATGAATCTAGTAGTACCAAATCAGCACCATCAGTTAGAGTAAGTTCTTTTTCACAATACTTAACAAATCCATCTACAACACCACTATCATAGTAGACTCCAGGATTACTTATTAGTTCGTCTATACGATTCATCTCCATAGAGATTTCTTTACAGACTGGTATCTCTCCACGAATAACTGCATCACGAAATTCTCCATAATATTTTGGTGTTGCTGTATTTGATAGTCCCATTTACATACCTTTAACGAAACTTAGTTGAACAGGACCTTTTGGTTTTATGGCTTTTTTTAATAACGAGTCTAATCCAGCTGACATACCCTTAATTACCACATTACTAAGAGCTTGCTTGGAAGAATTAACTAGGACATCATTGGCATATTTTCTACCAGCTGACATATCCTGTTTACTTAAATCTTTATATGATCTTTCTAACTGAAGTCTAGTATTTAGAGTCTGAAGATCGGCATTAGACATTTCTCTAATTTTCTTAGTTTTAAGTGTCTGTTTTTGTTTAAAATCTTCGCTATCAGTAGAGTGAGTTTTCATTTCTGATAACTTGGCTCCCATTTTTTTACTAAGAGTCCCTGATCTGCCTGATCTACGTCCCCAATGCATACCTATCTTACCATAATGCTTTACAAAATCAGTTTCAACCTCTAGTGTATCGTCAAAACTTCCCATTCTTCCTACAAAATTTTGATAGTCTTTATCCATTTTATTATCACCTCTATCCTTATGTTTTAAGTGGCATCTACTGTTATAGCAAACATTTTGCGTTCACTATCAAACTCTAATTTCTTATAAGTTAACTTATTTGGGGCTAATATGCCCTCTTGATTACTTCTTGTATTAACAAGAGATTTTCCATCATTTGTTTTACCATCGGCTAAGACTCCAGGTGTTCCCTTACAATTAATAATCATATATGTATTGTAGGTTGAAGCTGCTGTTGGATTAACTGCTCTCCAGGTATCTATTGCAAATAAAGGAGATGTACTTGTCGAGAAAACTCTATTTTCTTTTAGCGATTTTCCACTGAAGTTTTTAGAAAGTAATGAAATGTTATTTTGTAGTTCTTCTTCAGACATCGTATCTAGTTTTTTCGCTACGCCATTTATGGAAAATTTAAAATTACAACTTCGATACACTGTAACATCGTTTATTGCATTCTTTCCAAGTGTTTGTTTTAACTTTGCTGCTTCTGCTGCAATCTCTTTAGGTGTTCCTATTGCTAGATAATTATTAACACTTCTAGAATACCTAGCCGAGTCAGTATAAGTCTTTAAATTAAGAATATCTTGTTTATCCAAATTATCATACACTGTTTTAGCATGAGTTTTGATACCTACTTTTTCTATTGCTAGAAGTGCATTTTTATTATTTGGAAGAACACCGGATTCTTTACTAGATGCTTTAGTAAGATCTGCTAATAATTTTGTATCGTCATTTACTTTAGTTGTCATCTTATGAACTTTGTATTTTAGTTCTCGAGGATTAATTTTTGCTCCTACTGAATATGCAGTTTTTTCAATACTCCCGCTTGTATGTCCCCACTTCATTCCCATAACACCATGATGCTCTAGATACTCATTATCTCTCATTTTACACCTCCTCTGGAACTATGACTTCTGGAACGTAAGTCTTATTCTCAACTTGTACATTTAATCGCCACTCCATCTCTGAGGCTAGTTGTTTCATAGCCTCTAATACAAAAGAACTGGATGGTGGATCAAATAATAAACGAACTTTTAAGTAAATAAAAGTTTTAATTGCTTCTATATCAGTACGTTCACCAATCATATCGTTCCAAACATCATCTGAATTTAAGATTATAAATCCATCCGGAGTTACGCCTATTTGATTTAGGGTCATTATAACTGAATTAATATATATTATGATTTCAACATCAAAGTTAGTCATATCGGGTTCTATGCCCAACATCTTTTTAATAGATATAAGAATACTATCCATGTTAATTGGGTCTGGTGTAATTACATCGGTCATACTAAGTTCTCCTTTCTTAACGCCAAGGACAAGTATCGTTTTGGCATCTCTCATTTGGGGTTTGTGGTAGTAGTGATGGATCACCATAGTGTATGGCATTATGTGTTCTGAATGTAGTACAGATTAAAAACTTTTGATCGTATAGAATATCTCTATCAAGTTCAACATCTTCTATACTTATTGGATTCATGTGATGAACTAGTATATGCCTATGAATCTCTTGTCCTTCTATGCCTAAGTCACATCCGTTATCTCTTATGATTATATCATTTCTAGTTCGTTTCCATCTTTTGGATGTGTATAGAATTTGATTTAGGTATCGGTCAAATCCAAATGTAGTTTCTCCAACCTTACCCTTAAGTCTTAAGTATTGGTATCGTTCATCAAAGGAATTAAGTTTTTTTAATTCTGAATAGGTCTTCATTTCTTATGGTTTAATATATATTCCATCTCTGGAGCACTTGGTCCTACTTTTAAAGTCATGTTCTTATAAACCAACACTGATATAATTAGTGAACCTATTACTAATATTTTCTTAACATCCATACTATCTACTCCTTTCCAACATACGCGTTATTTCAGTGTTTGATAACTTGGTATTAGGATTATCTTTACGATAGTTAAGTGTTTCCCTAGTCAGTGATTGTTTACCTAGTGCTTTGACTCCTGTATTGATACCAGTAAACCCTAATATTATGCCCGCAAGTTGACCTCCTGCTTTAACATTTTCTACCGTATGTAAATGCCCGTATGCTAATTTCTCAGATTTTTTAATTATATCTTCTGTTACTTCTTTAACCCCTACTACATCCACCAAACCTTTAGAGTTGAATGTTATAATTGGATTGAAGGTTCGGAATCCACTTAATTGGTTATCGGTTATATCTTTTATAGCATTATAACCATCTTTACTTAATGCTTTCTTAAAAGGTTCGGTTATTGATTCCGCATTTGGTCTATGATCAGCCATTGCCATATTAACTATTTTATAAACATCTTTTGTGACTTTACCATCAACTATATCGTCAACAGCTCTCTTTCTAACTTTATCAAGTCCAGGCCAACTATCAACATAATCACCAGTCTGGTATAAGATGTAAGACTTTAGTTTTTCATGGTAATCTGGGTCAGTCTTAATAAGTGAGGCTATTGTTTTTCTACTATTCTCTGGCGATACCATCTTAATGTCTTTTAAAACATGAATTTCTTTATCATATGGAGTTTTGCCAAAACCAGATATATTTCTGGCAAAGATACCTTTATACTTAGAGTTATCTATTTTATCCAGTATCTTTCCCTTTTCACCAACTCTTGTTGAGTAGAATGCATCACGAATATCCTTGGTATTCTCCGCTGATATGTTCGATAACTTGGTACCACTTTTTATTATCTTATCGACTCTATCATCATGATACTTGTAAGCTAGATATGCACCTCCGGCTACAACTGTTGTGGCTCCAACGGCTATCAATAAATTCCTAGTTTTTATATGCTTATAGGCCGCCACTGATGCTTCGTCGTTAGACATACCTTTCTCTTTATACTTAGATTCAACTTTAAGTTGGGATTTAGATTTAGGACTTGAATTTATTTTATCTAAAATCTTAGCACTTTTTAAATCTGTTCGAGCATAATCATACTCTCTCATTGCTGAGTCAAATCTTTTCTGATCAGATGCACTTGCATACGTTGATCCTGCTCTATTATACCTTTCAGTCTCTTTTCTAAGAATCTTTTCTTGACTCTTTAGATTTGCATGAGCTTTTTCGATGGATGCAGATATTTCTCCTTTATGATGTCCCCAATGCATTCCCATAATACCATGATGTGCAAGTTCATCTAAAGAAGGATTGTCTATACTAGTCTCCATCGTCATTACCTCCTTTTCCACTGTATGATTTCATTGCATTAAGGGCATTTGCATATAATTCTTCTACCTTCTTTGCTGATTGAATAGCATCTGTCTTGGCTTGTATGAGTTCTTTTTGTTTCATAAGAATCTCTTTCTCAATTCTTTCTTTGGTCGAACCAAGTTTTAAGAAGTGAGTTATAACTTGTGACGATGCCGTTCCTTTGAGAAGTTGTTTCTCTGCCAAGTCTACAGCAAAGGCTATCATTTGACTTTCTCTTGCTTCTGGTGTAGTAGCAGGAGGCTGGCGTTTCGGTGAATCATCTTTCTTGGACACGGCCATCAGTTGTTCACTCCTTTCTATTACTTTTATGTAAGTTTTAATGTGTTCCTAGACACTTTCAGGTATGGCGACCCGACTTTGGACAATCAACATCTCTTGAAAGGGGAGAGAATGGCCACCATGAACCACTTTTGACTAAAGAAGCCGTCGCCATACTTGAAAAGGTCTAGGAAAATGTCCCACCGGAGCTTTTTTTAGGACGAACGCGATATGGAGGGGGGGTAGGATTTGCGAGGGACCCCCCACTATTGGTTTATTCTACATCTTTAGTTGCTCGCGTATAGATTCCTAAAAGATTTAATTTAATTATGTCATCAATAGCAGATTCAATTGCTAAATGCTGATCGAGTTCACTTAGTTCATCACTTGTTCTTACTATTCTAGATAAGTAACTAAGAGAATGATAACCTTTTGATTCATCAAAGGCATACCATTCATCGAAATCATCGAATGGATCGAATGGATTATCGGTTGTAGTTAACATTGATTGTTTCATAAAGATTACTCCTTTCTTAGTTCATGTATGATGATACTGTAGAAGTTGATACACCTAATTCATCGGCTATCTCTGCTTGAGTATGGCCACTCTTAATTAAGTTTTTCATCCTTGATTCTTGTGCTGTTGTCACTGTAGGTTTAACTCTAGGTGTTGCTAATTGCTTAACTAAATCAGGGCTAGCATTGTTAAGTATCTGACTTAATGTGTTATTACTAACAGCACCTGCTTGTATAGCTTCCCATTCTTTATTTGTTATCTCGACAGGATCTTTTTTCGCACCCATTCTAGCTCTTGCTTCTGCTAAGGCTTGATACTTGTACTTTTTAATCTCACTGAGTTCCATGTCAGGGTTGGCTGCCTTCTTGGCTGCTATATTGAGTCCTGCTATTCTATTTGCATTCCTCTCTAGAGGAGCATTCTTTAACGCTACGTTTAGTTTAGCATTAAGTGTAGCTACTTCTTTAGCATAGGTCTTTGCTGCAGAGGCGGAGTACAAAGAAGGTGGGGTACTGATGTATGCTTTCCTTGACTCATTTGCTAATGCTTTTAATTTGTTTGCATGCTCAGCATATACCGTTTCCATAGTAGTTCCAGATGATAACTCAAATGCATCTTTTGCTTCTGCCATCTTAGTAGACTTGATTGTTTTCGTGACAACTGTTTCTTTAATAGGCAGATTAGGATTCTCTAACAATGCCTTTTTAACAAGAGCATTATATACACTAAGTATTTTCTTCTTTCCTGTTTCTGGATCGGTTATAGTTACAGTTTTCTTGATATAGGACTTTCCTGTATTTGTATATAATTTATTTCCTGTAACAGGGTCAATATATATTCTCTTTTCTTTACCTGTTTTGGGATTAATAATACCATTACCGGTTCCAATTACTCGATCATCAACTCTATAATCAGAAGAGGCTTTGGATATTAAGGTAGAAGCTCCTCTTATTGCACCACCTTGATAAGTCTTTTTTAAAGCAGCAATACCATTATCAATAGCTGATTGTTTATAATCTAAATGATGTTTTTCAGCATCGATTACAACCATGCTATGTTTAACGGCTCTAACTATTTCCTCATTTTTTGCACCCTTAATAGTCATATCTGTAATAAGATTAGAAACATTTCCCATTTCAATACCTTTAGTACGAGATGACATTTTTGGTGCTGAGTCAGGTAATTTGTATAATGCTTTTGGATCGAAATCCTCAAGTTGTTTAAGAGCTGGTTCAGTTCTTATTAATGGTTTACCATTTCTTCCTCTATTAGGAATAACTAAAACAGTATCACCATCAAAATCTGCTCCTGACAATCTTTCAGCTACTTTAGGATGTATACCAACAGCATCAATTAGTTTTCCATGAAGTTTTTTAGCAATTGGTTGCTGATTGTT